ATAATCGGGTATAACACTTGCAGATTGTTGAAACACCTCTCTATACTCTTTTATCAACTAATCACCTAAATTAAAAATCCTTATATGTAAAACTTAATAATAACATATTAACAGTAATATTATTATCAATTATATTATAAATAATATAATATAAAAATACAACTAAATCAATAGAAAAACAAAAAAAAAATAAGTCGCATTTGCGGCTTATTTTAAATCTAATATCATCTGATGTAACCGTTCAGACATTCCCGGCGAACACTTGTTGTCAATTATCCAATCACCCAGTAACGCTTTATCTCTGACTATCTCTTGTGTTCTTAAATCAAAGGTATCGTTGCACCATAGATAGTAGATAAACACTGGGTCTTTACTACCAATACGATGTATTCTATCCTCCGCTTGTTCTGCTTGTCCATCGGTCCAAGGTGAATCAATGAATATAGCATAACTTGCGGCTGTTAATGTTACACCGGTTCCCATCTTTTGATGTGTACAAAGCATAACTTTGTTAAAATCTGATGATTGAAAAGTATCAATGTTTTTAGATATTACATCATCGGGGACATCGCCATGACAAAGCAAAGGATTATATTGCTGTAACCTTTGTTCTAGCTCATTCAATGTTTGCTTAAATGTAGAAAAAACAACAACTTTGTTTCCATTTCCAGTTATCTCTTCAATCAATTCACAGCATCTATCCATCTTTGCAGACGGAATATTTTCTGTTGTTAATATTGATGGACAAGCAGTTGCCTGTCTTAATCGTCCCACCATTGCGAGTAGATTTGCTGTTGAAATATGAACTTTATCCACTTCATCAAGAACACCATCAACAATATTTTGATAAAATTGTGCTTGTCTATCGGACATATCAAGATATTCATCAATGATTGTTTTTGGTGGCAAATCAAGCAAATCTTTCGTTCTGCGCAGTGAGCAAGTATTTATCTGCTCTTTTAAAACATCAATGTTTTTATACCCGATAAAATCATTACCAAAAGGACCACCATACTGACAATACTGATATCTGAAATTAGTATATGGAGCTCGTTCATTTTCAGTCCACTTTAGAGGAATGTATGCATCAAGTGGATTATTCAAGAGCAATGTTCCTGTTAAACCAACTTTGTATTTTGCGTTGTTTAACTTCAGTAAATTTTTTCCTTGTTGAGATTGATGCGACTTACAAGTGTGTATCTCATCCACCACAATCATATCAAATTTATTCTTGCCTTGCTTTAGCGCTGCAACGATTTCATCATCTCGTAAGGTTTCTATATTAGTAATAACAAAAAACTCTTTTATCTTATGTTTTAATTGAGCTAACCGCTGAGATACGCCTTCATAAACAACTTTACCTTTCTTGTTTACTCTTTCTCCAAGTATCGTGCAGGATAAGTTTGAATGTTTTTGTATTTCCTTTTTCCAGTTTGTTTTTAATGTGTTTATACCACATAGTATCAAACAATGTTCAATGTTATCACGTTTTTTTAACTCTTGAGCAAGATAGATTAACTGTAGGGTTTTTCCAAGGCCGGGTGCATCAAGAAGTAACCACTTATCATGATTTAAACCATATTGTATGCCCTCATACTGATAATCATAGGGTGTTGTTTTATAATTACTTAGTTTAAATACTTTATCTTCTAGTCGTTTCTTGTGCTGAGGATAAAACTCAATATCATCAAATTGATTAACACCATTTATGAACTTTGCAAGCCTTGTTGTAGGTATCTCCCACACCGAAGTTTTCTTATCAAAATATGCAGGAGTACAAGTTTTAATAACTGCAACAATTTCCTTACAGTAGTCAAAAGTAACAAACAAAGAAGATAGTCCAGGTATCTTCTTTGGTGTCAATTCTTTTATTTTTATCATTAGTACTCAACCAGTGTAAATTTTGGACCCATTTCTGAAGAATAATCATTCATGATATCGAATCTTGCATCAACATTACTTCTGAAAGAAATATCAGCAACAACTCCAAATACTGTGTTACATGAATCACAACAATATCTTTCATTTAGGTCCATATCTGTTCCAATAAAATCTTCAATTTTTCCATCAGCATTTCTTTTAATAACTGAAGGAGCTCCTAAAAGATTTTTTGGTATGAAAATTTCCGCGGGCATGTATTCTCTGCCACATTTAGGACAAGTGATAACATTTAATTTTCTACTCATATTAACCTCTATACATTCTTAGATTTATAATAATATATACAATTGTCTCTTAGTGCTTACCATCAATTCTGCTGATGGTAACATCCAGACTTTTTGAATTTAATTTCATATAACTGTTATTTGCAATCGTTGATTTCAAATTTCCATCAGAATCAATCCAACAATCTGCAATCTTTAACTTATGTCTACCTTCTGTGTCAAGTGCAGTTGCTCCGGTACAGAACACAAGCCCTTCATAGAAATTATTAACATCTTGACCAAGAATTTCTTTTGCAACTGAGTCAATATCAATATAAGCCCAAACTTCAAATCCATTATTAACTTCATCTTGACTTAACTTCTGCTGATTGAAAATATCAACAGAACCAGTTGACTCGTTCCAGATATTAAAATAATAACCATAAAGATTAAATACAAGAGGTGCATTTATACTAAATGTTATCTTAAGTAAATCCTCAGCGCCATCAAGAACAGTCTTTGAAGAATCATTGTTTAATATAAATAAGTCCTGTGTTGCATCTGTTCCTGCTTCGGGTAGGATAATAAAACCTTCAGTATCTACCAACTGCCTAATAATATTTGCAACATTATTTTCATAGAATAAGCGTGCACTTCTATCAGACGGCCTATTTTTTGCAAGTGGGAATACACTAATTGCATCTTTGTTAATATATGACATAATAATCTCCTTAAACTGTTGTGAATATCATTTTCCATTCAATTAGTGCATCAGTTGCATCTGTAATTGAATTCCACAATGTTTGGAAGTCACCTTCTGTGATTTCCGCAAGGACTCGTTTCTCATCATCAAGTATAACAAGTCTAGGGCTATACAATGTGGTAATATACTGTTTATCTTCATATGTTAAAGTTGCATTTAGAAGAACTCTTCCTTCATTTTCTTCAGCATCGGCAGCTTCTCCATAAACAATACCTGTAAATGGAACCAGATTTTTTAACACCGACTGATATTGAGTTCCATCGAGAGTATGTTGAAAATCAATATAACGAGGGGTAGCACCTGTTATTGAATAACCCGCCAGAGCCCGTGTAATTGTGTCTAACAAATGTTTTGTTCCATGATTATTAAATGTAAAGGGATATTTATGTCCCTTTACATTTAGCGTAACTGAAAGGTTACCTCTGTATGAAATTGAATTGCCAATAATAGCTTTCAAATCTTTCATATTATTCAGAATCCTCCAAATCTTTCATCCAATCAACACCGGATTCATCACTCGGTAGTTCTGCTTTCTTTGCATTATCAAATGATGTTTCTGAAATATCATTACTTGTAAACTTAAATGTCGTTGTTGTACCTACTCCGTTTATGCTGTTATAAGGAAGTACAACTTTGTAATATCTAGTGTCAATTGTTTGTGTATAATATGTTCCCGCCTCAACAAATTTACCAGTAACAAGTTCATAAGTACCACTACTAGTTTTTGCATAATATTTGTTCTCTTCAAATGGAACATAGACGCCATCAACCAATGGTCTATATTCTGCTTCAAACTCAATAGGCTCAGAACCGTCACTATCATAGTAAAATGTTGTTTCGCTACTTCCCCAATCTTCAGGAGCTTCTGGAGTTGTAATTAGAACAATCTCATCTTCAATACCAATACTTCTGTAATACTTACTGGGTTCATATTGAGGTAACAGTATCTCTTTTACCTCAACAGCATTATTCTCATATTCATAGATATACTTAGCTCTATAATATTCTCCATTTGGCCAATCATTAGGAATTGAATGCAATTTAATATATGCATTATTTTCTTTGATATAATAATAACTTTCATCAGCTGACTCAAAATCAACCCAAGTTAATTCATATGGATATCTATCATCAGAATCATTTGATGTAGTGAGTCTAATTCCATTATTATCACTCTTATCAACAAATATGATGTGAACAGTATCCTTATCATGTATTTGTGTTACTGTTTGAGTTGCGTTATAGAAACTATATTTTAGTTGATAACCTGCAGGCAGTACATACTTTAACAACTCTGTAAGTAAAGTTGTATCCATTTGCTGTCCTTCAATAGCAACTTCTACAATGTATGTGTTACCAGGTCTAGTTTCACTAGTGTGTCCATCAATTGAAACAAAATTATCAACAATCTGTATTCTTGATTTGTTTGAAGCATTTGCAACTTTCAAAAATACTTCAATAGCTTCTCTTATACCTGTTCTTGAACCTTTATCCCTAACAATGTATTTGAAAGCTTGAAGAACGGTTCTTAATTCTGTTGCAGTTAAATGTTTATTTGTAAAGAAACCAAGTTTAGTTTGCAACAAAGGAAGTAATCTTTCGCTACATAATCTTGTATCAACTACATTTGTAATACTATCAATATCATTTTTTACACTATTAAAAACAGCATCAAAGCTATTACAAAGAAGTTGAAAATCTCTTGATTTCCTTACATAAACATCAGGCATATTTTCTTGTAATCTAAATACTGCCATCTTATCACCTATTATTTATCGGTAAAATATATGCATCGGTAGAATCAGATAATCTTAGCTCTGCCTTACCAATAGTAAATTGATTCATAACGTGATTTGAGTTGAAGAATGATTTACCATCAAGTGGGTCCTCTATATAAATCTCATCTTTATCTGTTACAACATTGTTGTACTTAAAGATAGAATCAACATCGAGGGTTCTAATTCTATTCAGAATATTATCTGTTGTAATACCATACTCTGTCTCAAATAAAGTATTATCAATGAATTTGAATAATGAGTTTATTATGAAATGGTCTGAATTAGTGTCGGCTGCTTTATCAATTGAAAACTTGATTGTATGTTTCTCAGCTGGCTCAAGTATGTAATAAGACATACCTGCTCCTACAAATTGTGACTTACTACTCAATGACAATGCAGGAACATTGTTTACTTCCACTGACAACTTGATTTCCTCAGACAGATTATCAATAGATAACATATACTTACCATCAGTATCAAGCATAACTTCAACTGTTACAGTTTGGTTTGTCATATCAATCATATTACAAATAATAGCGCCATCATCACGGATTGAGAAAGGTGAAGTAGTAAATACATCATTTAAAGCATATAAATATAAATCAACTGCTTTTCTATCACCCAGCAAATCAACATAGGAAATGTCAATGTTAGTTCCGCCAACTTTATTTACAAAAACATCACTTTGGATGTAAAGTTGTTCTGGTTCTACGCTAAAATTAGTTGTATTAAAATCAGGATAGATACGATATGCACTGTCTCCAATATCGTTGGTAGACTCTAACATTAGCATCTGTATTGATTTGTAATCATAGCTATTATTTGAATCTTTTGAAATTCCTTCAATCAATTGTGGCTCTTCACTAGAAATATTCAAGTTTAAACATGCCCTACCTGACCATGAGCACTCATCACTCTGAATGTTTATCTGAGGTAGTGTGATGATTTCACCTGATGAAGATTTATAACTTATTTCAAAATCCTTATCAATCAATGTATCATTCCAAGATGTAAAAATAGGTCTTGATTTAACACTATTTGAATCATTCATTTTTATCATCAAAGTATCATTTGCAACAATATTATAGATTTGTTGTTCTCTACAGTACATTTCATATGTAGCAGGAATGGATTTACAATAGTCACCAAATGCTTTGATTCCTAAAATAATAACATCTTGATATAGAACAGCTTGAACATCAAGCTCAAAAGTATTCGTTATATCTTGTTCTTCACTTGGATTGAATGTTACGTTCAATCCTATTAGAGAACCCGGACCAAGAATTTCATATTCAGTTAGTGTCTTGTTTGTGTTGATGAAATACTCATCAGACTGTAAAGTATATCTATATGAGCCAATTATATTGCCCTGTTCATCTCTAACAAATTCACTAGGCTCTTTCAATGATTTCATAACCATCTTGTAATGGTCAGTATCATTTTCTTGAACAATCTTATTTGTAATAAAATAGTAATTATTCTTACCTGAGTTCAAAACAACCTGATTCATTTTACGAATCTCGATTGCTTTTGTTCCTGACAAATCGTTATCACCATAGAAGCCATATACTTTAGTATACTCTTTTGAACCGTATGCAATCTCACCTTCTGAGTTCAAAGTTGTAGGATTAACTTGTGCTTCATCAATTCCCACACCATTAACTGTAAATGTAGGTCTAATAATGGGTGACTGCTTTGTAGAAGTCATATCTGTTGAAGATATGCCTGTATACTTAATATACTTGTATGGTGCATCTTCTGAATCTTCTGTTCGCCAGAAAAATGTTATATAATCATTCTCGCATAACTGATAATCAGTATTTGCAGGGATTGTGTATAGATTTTTTAATTCATATAGTAAAATATCGCCAGCTGCCC